AAACCGATTGTTGTTAAAACCACTCGTAAAATAACTACCGGCAAAATAAAAGGTGGATCGAATGATGCATTTGACCGGTATGATGGCGTAAAATTGGATGATAGTGGAAATTTATCTGATGCCGATTTTATCCGTCGTATTACATCCGCGTTGAAAAAGGCTGGGCTAGAAGTATCTGATGCAAGCGTTGAAGTTAAATTAAATAAATCCCTGCCTGACGATTCTGCCACATTCTTAACCACGTTCGTTGATTCTGAACGCGGAGAAACAAAAAATATAAACTTGTTCCAGCGTAGAATTTTAGGTCTTACCTCTTATTTTAGAAGTGCGCAAGAGAACCTTTTGCCGCAGTATGTTCCTACTGAAAATGGAGATATATATCACGTGGTAAAGAATGAAATGACCCCGTATCAATTCGGTGTATATACAAAAATAAGAAAAGTGGAAGCTGATCGTGAAAAAGATGCAAAGAAACAACAGCGAAAAAAACAAGGCGATGCGGATGAACTATTTACTATGTCATCTACATACCGTATATTTTCACGAGCTGCCTGTAATTTCGTTTTTCCGGAAGAAATTGAACGCCCAATTCCAAATATTGCAGAGGAGAAGTTGGACGAGAACACACTAGATATTGTACCCGAGAACTTAATCAATGAGGTTGATATATATGCAAACGTGGATGATGAACGTGAAGATTCGATTAGTGATGCAGACGCAAATACGTATGCAAAACGAATTGAGAATGCTTTAAATCAGATTAATGTAATTGATGACGAAACAACCCGTAGCAAGTATTTAACCGGAACGGCTTTACGTAACCTAAGTCCTAAATTTTATAGTATATTGGAGAACATATCAAATAAAGATAATCGAGGATTACACTTGTTATATAGTCATTTCAGAACAATCGAGGGTATCGGTTTAATGAAGTTAATCTTATTAGCAAACGGATTTGCCGAATTTAAAATACAAAAGAGTGGCGATACTTGGGATCTAGTCGAAGATGAACAAGATAAAGGAAAACCGACTTTCGTATTGTATACCGGAACTGAAACCGCGGAAGAAAAAGAAATTATTCGCAATGTGTATAATGGCGACTGGGGGATAGTTCCGATTACTATTACAAATAAACTCAAAGAACGCGCAGAGAACAATGTTTATGGGGAGATTATTAAAGTATTTATGATTACTTCCTCTGGTGCAGAAGGGATTAACCTGAAAAATACACGCTTTGTTCATGTGGTAGAACCATACTGGCATATGGTAAGAGTTGAACAAGTCGTTGGACGCGCTCGACGCATATGTAGTCACCAAGATTTACCTGAAGAATTACGAACAGTGCAAGTATATTTATATATTACTACGTTTAGTGAAGAACAGCAAAAAGATGAAAAAAATATGGAATTGCGCATTCGAGATGTGAGTCGTATTGATAGAGTGACGCCGGTAACTACTGACGAAACATTATATGAAATTGCTAGTATCAAACAACGAATTAATAATCAGATTCTACAAGCAGTGAAAGAAACTGCCATTGACTGCACGCTATATTCTAGAACAACCTCTTCCCAAGAGAAACCAATGGTTTGCTATGGTTACGGTAAAATAGAATCAAATGCATTTGGTTCTTATCCTACGTTTGAAATGGACCGCGAACAAAAAGTGGGTTTAGATGTTGTGTCTATCGATTGGGATGTTCAAGATGTAACCATTCAAGATGTAAAATATGTTTTACGGAAAGATACTATGGAACTATACAGTTTTGACAGTTATAATCACGCTCTTGTAAATCCAGGACTTGAACCAGAATATATAGGACGTCTAGTAAATGAAAATGGGCGATATAAGATTGTGCCAAAATAAGGTTTTGATATACAGCCTAACGTATAAATAATATAATTTCATATAAAATTGAATACTTTTTATGAAAATAAATAATAACATCAAATGATACAATCACATCGATTGTTACTTAAACAAAAATGAATGATTTATATATAGAAGTTTCGTGTCGACCCCATTATTTTGCAAATAGTGACGATGATTTTTGCAATGAATGTAATTCAAATGCATTAATTGAATGTTGCAATAGATGCGGTGAGGGGGTTTGTGCAAATGATAATTGTTCAATCATTTTTCCACATTATCAAAACTCAGTGTTTGCTATATGTAGAACGTGTTATATTGAAATTGATCGGAGACTCACGCTCCAAATTGATGTAGACAAATTGCGTACTCTTAAAAAAAAGATATATAGCAATCGCACAAAACGAATCATGAATAAAAAATAAAAATAAAAATAGTTGTTGATTATATAAGAATGCTATCATTCGAAAAAAGAATCCTCTTTTTTTTATTAGGTTGTATACCGATCCGAATAATATTAGCTGCTATCCCACTATATGTGGATAAAACGTATCTTCCATATTATGGAGGCGTACTCTTACTAATTGCATCTAGTTTTTTTGTGTTATATTTTAATCAAATGCGTCTGAATGCATTTGAAGGAGGTGGAAAAACTTGGTGGGCAGATTTTAGGTTATTGCACGGATTACTCTATTTATGTGCAGCAATTTATTCTTTTCAAGAAAAACTCATTGCATGGGTACCATTAATGTTTGATGTTATGCTGGGTCTAGTACTATTTATCCATCATCATTTTATGTAATTACTGTAATTTTTTTATTATCAGATGACAAGATAATGGTTGTGATAACGCTGTACCGGTAGCTTCATCTATTTTTAGTCCTCCATTTGCAGAAGTTGATGGATTATTTATACTAAGAACAGATGTAATTGTAGATGGCGTAAATACTACACATATTCCCACGACTGCACCTCCTCCTGGGCTACCGACTACCGTTTCTATTAATTCATTCCCATTTAATACTACAACTAATTGCCCTGCATTCTGAGTTGTAACTTGAAAAGTTATCTCAAAAATACTATCAGGCGGCAACAAGAATTCGGTGGTCGATGTTCCATTCCGCTGTATCCCAAATGGATTTATTGATGGGCTTGGAAAACTAACAGCCTCACCTGGTGCAAGTGGATCTGGATTATCATTTATCGATGTCCCCATTTGTCCATAAAAGTCTGCAAAATTGGCAGCAAATCCTATGCCCGGATCACCTTTTGGTCCGGCTGGACCAACCGGACCCGCTGGACCGTCGTTCCCAGTGTCTCCTTTTTCACCAACGTCTCCTTTTTCACCAACGTCTCCTTTTTCACCAGTGTCTCCTTTTTCACCAACCTCGCCCTTTTCACCAACATCGCCCTTTTCACCAGCCGGTCCAGTTGGTCCAGTTGGTCCTGTATAACCTTTTTCACCTTTTTCACCTTTTTCTCCTTTTTCACCAACGTCGCCTTTTTCACCAATGTCACCCTTTTCACCAGCCGGTCCAGTTGGTCCAGTTGGTCCTGTATAACCTTTTTCACCCTTTTCGCCCTTTTGACCAGTTGGTCCGACATCTCCGTCGCATCCTTTATGTCCGGTATGACCGGTAGGTCCAGCAGATCCGGCAGATCCAGTAGGTCCAGTCGGTCCAATATCTCCATCACATCCTTTATGTCCAGTAGGTCCTTCATCACCTCGACTACCAGAACTGCCTTTTGGACCGGTAGGTCCAGTGGGACCAGTCTCTCCGTCACATCCATCACGACCGTCACATCCATCACGACCGTCATAACCATCTCTCCCTCTACTTCCAGTAGGACCAACTGGACCAGTTGCACCGGTATTTCCAGCCGGTCCAGTTGGTCCATCTCGTCCATCACATCCGTCGTGCCCATCCTTTCCATCTTTTCCATCCTTGCCATCAATTCCATCTTTTCCGTCTCGTCCATCTGTTCCGTCACATCCATCCAGACCATTGCATCCATCTGCTCCATCGCGTCCATCACGCCCATCCGTACCATCACGCCCATCTTTTCCATCCCATCCATCTTTTCCGTCACGACCATCTTCGCCGTCTTTCCCGTTATCCCCGTCTTTTCCATCTCTGCCACATTTGCCATCATCACCGTCTCTACCGTCTTTTCCATCCTTACCATCTCTACCGGATTTGCCAAGTTTTACAAGTTTATTACAATGTTTATTTCTTTGGCTTGTTCTTTTTGGCGCACACCGCCTGGTTGTTTGACAAAATCTGCATTTATTGTTCGAGCTATTATTGCATTTGCAGCAAGATTCGTCGTCATCGTCGCAATCTGAATAGGGCATATATAATATTTATTATATATATATTATATACATACTAAATATTGTTCAAATAATATTATGTCACCCGATAAGCAATGCATAACCTAACAATTCTAACACAATTATGTCACAACTGTATGTTTGTACATTTTGTTGTAATATACTATCTACAACAAGGTCGTATTTTTACAATAATGCATTTGTTGTCTTCACATTTACATTTTCTATTACAATCATACTTACATTTGTTACGACAATGTTTATCACATTTGTTGTTGTCTTCATTCTTGCATTTATTGCTGTTGCTCTTATTATGCTTATCACATTTACATTTACATTTACATTTACGTTCTTTTTGTTCATAGTGTCTATGATACTTGCCACATTTGTTACATTTATCACGACCGCTTTCGCGACGATATCCATTTTTATTTTGGATATTATCATAACCACTCTCTCGGCGGGTTTTTTCTTGACAACGATTACATTTGTGTCGATGTCTGATTGTTTCGTATGCGGAAGAATGTTCCGAATTCTGTGATGAATGTTCATCTACTGAATTATCATCTTCATAATATTCGTCAGCCGAATAATACGTGTTTGATGGCATTTCAATTATATATATAATATAATATATAATTGCCTACATATATGCTTTACTAGTTTTCTGTATTATACAATACTAACTGCATAATTACAACTCAATTTACAAATATTACAAATATTATTTTTATTCCTTTTCCACCTTTTCTCATTTAAAACGCCCATTTTATGCATCTTCAAATTCATAAATTGCTTTCATCATTTCAACTAATTCCTTTATTGTATTTTTTAGTTCTTTAATGTCATTTTTCATTTCATCAATTTCACTTTCTATTGAAAATGGTGTTTTAATTTCTGTTACTGATTTACATTTTTTAGGATTATTTTGTCGTTTTTTTATTGTTTCTATTATTTGTTCTTCATCTAATTTTGTTTTCAATATTATTTCTTCTATAGAATTATTATTGCTATACAATTTGTAGGCTATTTCTCTACGTCTTGCATTTATACCACCAGTAGTTCTATTATGACTTTGTGCTATTAGTTGTATATCAATATTCTTACTTAACTCTTCTAATAATAATGTTTCTTCTTCATCAGTCCATTTTTGTCCTGTATTAGATGGATAATCTTTATCTGGATTTTGAGATTTTAACATTTTCAACATTGGACTTTCCATTTTGTATGATAATTGAAAATAATTTTAAACTATTTTCAATTTTATTAATAATGGGCGTTTTAAATGAGAAAAGGTGTCAAATCTATTTATTTTGGAGCTTGCCCAAATTTACCCACAAACTGAAACGGGGGGATGGGAATCGTTGTTAATATGTACCAATAAGAATCTACTTCATCAACCGTTGTAAGAGATAATACTAATTGACCACCTGGACTCCCTTCCAATTCTTGGAATTCGATTCTAACATATGCATTTACATTATTACCAGTATTGTCAATGTACGCCTCAGTGCGGGTTACACCAAGAACAACGCGATCTTTAATAATTCCATACTCATCGGTATGATATTGATTTCCAGAAGCATCTATAAAAATACTAATTGATGCATAATTGCCAGATCTAAGTATGTCTAGGATTGAGTCATTTAAAACTGCGTAAGTTTCACTATTAATTGGAATGGGGGTCGCCATTTATAATATATGATAATATATTATTGCCTACATATATGCTGCAATAATATATTGTGATCTAGTGTAGTAACTGCATAAGCACTCTGTATTTTATATTGGTTACAGTTCGTACCTTGTAATCACATTATTAAAATTGAAATGCTTTAACCTGAACAGAGGTTAAAACGTACCAATGATCATCCACATAATCAACGGTGGTAAAGTAATCAATAAATTCGCCATTCGGATTTCCGTCAGCATCTTTAAATTTGATCACAACAAAGGGATTCGTATCATTACCTGCTTTGTCTTTATATGAGGCAGTATAACTTGCGCTGAGTAAAATGCGTTCTTTAATTTGACCGTGAGAATCGGTGGCATATACAGTACCTGCTGCATCCGTAAATACACTAATTGCTGCGTATTTGCCAGACTTAATTATATCCAAAATTGAGTCGTTAAGTGCGGGGTAGTTTTCACTATTAAGCGCGATAGCCATTTATAATATATATATGCCATATATAATTTCTAAATATAATCGGATTAAATTCTTTATAGTGAAAAATTCTTTCTAAATACAGTGAAATTAGTGTTAAATATTTAATTGTATATTCATAATATGGGTTTGGAAATGTTATAATAAAAAATACATATATTCAAATAATATATAAAAACAAACGCATTACTCAATGTATATTGTGTTAGAATTTTATAATGAACGAGGAAAATAATGTCTTAACAATTAAAACTGTACAAATTCAACCCATACGAAACATGATTACTGCAATTAAAGATATTTTGACGGATGCTACTATTACATTCACAAAAGATCGTATGAAAATTATTAATTTTGATAAGACACATACTATTTTGGTAAACGTTGTATTATATTCAAATCGTTTTGAACAATATACTTGTCATCCTGAAAAAATCATTGTGTGTGCAAACACGCTACATTTGTTCAAAGTAATTTCTACTATGTCAAATGATGATACACTATCAATGTACATAGATAAAGCGGATTATCACGACGGAATCGTCTCACATTTGGGATTGCAATATGATAATGGTGACATTCGTCAGTGTTATAGTCAAAAATTACGATTAATTGAGCCAGAGAATGATGAGTTGTTTGTTCCAGACGTCGAATATTCTACTGTAATTAATTTGCCTACATCTGATTTCCAAAAGATTATTCGCGATCTAAATGGTATTTCTGATCGTATTGAAATCAAGTCAGTGGGCACTGATTTAATTTTTTCGTGCGAAGGCAGTTTTGCCAGTTCTCGTATATTCCGGTCTGAATCCGATGGCAATATGAATTTCCTACAAAAATCGGATCCTTCTGTTATTATACAGGGCGAATTTTCATTAAAAAGTTTGTCTCATTTTATTAAATGCACGCCGTTATGTAGTCATTTGGAAATGTATTTGGGCAATGACTTGCCACTTATTATTAAATACGATGTTGCTTCACTCGGTGAAATACGAATGTGTCTCGCTGGATTACCACCAGCATAATGTCTTTTCATCAAATCATTATATATTTTACATTTGATGCATCTACTTGACCAATTACGTTTCCTTTGACTATATTTGATATTGATGTATAAACGATATGAACATTCGTTTCGGATTTATATTTTGAATTTTGTTTGCAAATTAAAGCGCCTTGTTTAATAATTTGTAGTTTTTGTTTTTTATCTAATTTTATATCTTGTGGCATCTTTGCAATTACGTGACATGATGAATGCTGACTTAAATGAAACCATAGATCAAAATCTTCTGATTCATCAATGATATCAAAATTATCTTGTGCATTTGCTCCTACTAAATACGGTATTTCCCGGTTTAATGATTGAATATACCTTGATTCTATCCTCATCTTTTATGTAATCTTCTTCTTATTATAATCAAATATAATAAGAATGTTTTCAATTTTACAATCTTACCACTCTGTGCTAGTAAATCTATTATAATATACTTCGCAATCGTGTTCAGATACACGCCAACAAGTAAAAATCGTTTCCTCATACCAACTTCGTTTTACACTGCGTTCTATTAAATTATATTTGTCATCAAACAACCTTATATTGTGTCCAACGTGATGATAACGATATACTGGAAATGCGGTGACAATATCTCGATTGTTCGTAACTCGATAATGTGTTAGATTACTCTTTGCATTGAATGCTTGCTTCCATTCATAGTTACCAACACGAGGACTTGCAAAAGAAACTACTGTAATTTGATTATCTATTTCATTTGACAACATATATCCAAATAATGTAGAGAGTGCGCCGCCTAAACTGTGCCCTGTAATATATATTGAAAAATCTGGATGCATTTCTAGTATTTTTTTCACTTCGGAGACAATTGTATCATATACATTGTTCTCAGTAAGTTGTTTATAAAACCCACTATGCACTTTTATATTGTCGCTTAATTTGTGCTTCATAATACGTAAGTTGTAACGCCAATCTGCTTTTGATTCACTTCCACGAAATACCACACAAATTCTACGCTTGTTCTCGGATACGGTTATTCCTGCTTGAATGTCACTTTTTTCATCATTGATAAATCTCGCCAATTTCCCGCTTGGAACATTATACGCAATATCTGATAATACCTTCTTTCTTGTCTCATTCAAACTCAGCTGTTCAAACTTGCCATTCTTTTTTAGACTATCTACAAATGATTCTACGGTATCATCATTTTTCGCCAAACTGAATTCTTTTCCATAATTGTAAACCAGTAGAGTTATACGTAACAAATCTATCGCGGTTGCATATGATAGTTCATTTAACACTGGGTTTATATCAGATACATCCATCTTGTGCTATATACATATAGTACGATAAATATCTAATCAATTACACATTTGAAGATTTACACCCTTGAAGATTTAAATCCGCACCATCCGCACCCCCTAATAATTTTTCTTAATTTACACCCTTGAAGATTTAAAACCGCACCCCCTAAAGGTTTAGTATAATCTTATAGTATATATATGAAATACAACAATTTTATAAAAAATTGTAGTCATTATGGAGATATTTTGGCTATACCGTTCTTCGCTTTATTGGTCATTTATTTTTACATTATTGAAGACAAAACTATAATAGAATACGTATTATTATTGTTTTCTATAAGTGGATTTATATTAGATATTTTATATACCTATATATTTTTGTCCCATTCTAATTCTTCAAAGGTGTAAAATTAGAACTCAGGTTCGTGCTTCTTAAATAAACAACCGAGCCTTACTAAATTGTATATAGGTGCAATTATACTCGGGTCTTGGAGAGAGGCTACATCCATCCATATTTTTATGATACAAAAGTTTTTTTTTGGTGAAATTGTAATGCCATTTAAATGTTTGCTATGTTCTGCATTTAAACACAATGTTTCGCCACACAATAAGTAAAATAAATTCTTCCAAACCTCAGGGGCGTGTTTATTTATTATTTTGTATGAAAAACATCCACCGTTTCTATTTTTTGGGTCTTCCCACATGGGTGTAATGCCATCCCGCATTACAAACAACATACAGTTCTTAATAATATTCTCGTGGATTGCATCATTCAACAATATAACCTTTTCAGCCGTGTCAATCTCACGCATTATCGCAGAATAACTGGAAACTTCCCAGTTTTTATCGTGTGGTAAATGGTAATACAAATTCCATTTACCATTCAAGTTATGTTGTTGGGTAGGACTACTCAATGCATCCATCGTGATTACACCCGTAAATTATATATAGAAAATTCTTTATATATATTTTATTAAAAATATTGCTATATCTTTATTCAGCAACAATTACTTTTTCATTAGATTCTAATGTATCTTCATTTTCTAAAAGGGTTGGTTCCGTTTCCTCTACTTTTGACAAGTCTTTTTCTGCGTCCTCATTTTCAGGGGAGTTCATTGCCACATCCTTGTCGTCGTTTTCTGATAAATCCTCTACCACCTCGCTATCTTCATTTTTGGGTGAATCCTCACTGTCTAAATCATCAATATCATCAATTCCATTATCTACCTCACTTACATCTTCATCATCCACCGTTCCTACTGTTACAACATCATACGAACGATCCTTTATTTTTATATACTGATTTGACTTCATATTAAACATATTAATATTCGTATCTAACATTTTCAATGTGTATCTCATATCAAAAACATATGGCAGCGATTGATATTCTAAATATCTTTTTATAAACGCGGGGGTTAATATATCGCTGTTTGCATTATACACATTTGTTGGCATGTCCATTACAATTCCAGACGACATCCTTGGATGTGTGTATTCAATACTTAAAAAATAGTTCTTTCCTTTGGTTGAAGACAATGTGTAAGCTGGTGTTGTATGGTTTTCTGTATTAAATAATGAACTGCATAAATATTTGTCTAATACTTTCATTGTAATCATTGTTTCTCTTGTCGCCGAACTATATCTTGATTTTGCAATTTCATTTACGTGTTCTATGCCTTGTTTGTATATATCGTTGATAGATAGAGTTGTGTCAGACTTAAAAAAATAATATTGTTCGCCGCATACGTATTTATCTCCTACAAATAATTCATTATTCGATTTGTCTAAAGTTGTCAAGGATATCCAACTATCACATAAAGGCTCTATTCTATACCCAGTGAAATGAGCATTGCAATAATCAATTGCATAACAGACCTTGTCAGTATTCTTGCGAATAAATGGATAAGTATCGTATAAATATTTTGCATTTACCTCAACCCAATTCTTTAACCAAGCAATAAATAGAAAGGCATTCATAAATATATCGTTCAACTTAATTTCTTTGAGATTTCCGATTAATATATCAAATGTATCTCTTAGATATTCAAAACTAAACCCAATCAAACACATCATTGCTATATATAACTCTTCGGAGGCAGGCATTTAGATTATATACTATATAATAAACTGTTTATATTTGTTTCCGTAAAATACATAGACATATATTTTATTTCTATGTATATTTAAGATATGGTAAAAAATAAACGGGGATTATTTCTATTTCATCGAGACTTTCGCATTGAAGATAACGTCGGATTAAATCGTGCATTTAGTATGTCAGATGAGTTATACACGTGCTTTATATTCACACCGGAACAAGTCGGCAAATCAAATGATTACAAATCGAATAACGCCGTACAATTTATGATTGAA